TCATCCTCTTTATCCAAAGGGAAACGCCTTGAACGGAAAGGGAAAGGTCATGACCTGCCGCGAATTGAAACGATCGTCACGGATGCCGCAGGAAGTTACGGCCCGCAAGTTGCTGAGTGGGCTCGAGCAGTGCTCGACGTTGAGCTCATGCCTTGGCAGCGGCACGTATTGGATGCGCAGCTCAGTGTGGATGCAAATGGGCGGTGGCTCAACCCTTTGTCACTCGTATCCGTCGCTCGACAGAATGGCAAAACGGTTGCCCTGAAAGCGCTGTTGGGCTGGTGGTTGACCGAGTATCCGCTGGAGGCCGGCCCGCAGGTAATCCTGTCCACGGCGCACCGGTTGGATTTGGCTACCGCCTTGTTTCAGGATTTGGCTCCGACGATTGAAGGCAAATTCAACGTCAAGGCCACGTGGGCGTACGGTCGTAACAGCATCAAGGTTGGGGACAGCGTGTGGCACGTGAAAGCTGCGCGGCCATCGGCTGGTCACGGTATGTCCGTCGATCTCATCCTGGCTGACGAAGTGTTCGGTATTGATACCGACACGCTGGATATCGGTTTGTTGCCGACTCAACGCGCCCGACCGAATCCGTTGTGCTCGATGTGGTCCACGGCCGGGACCGAGGAATCAATCGCCATGCTTAGGTGGCGTGAGCAGGGAATCCGTGCCATTGACACCAAGCACAGCACTGGTATCTACCTGGCTGAATACAGTCCGCCTCCGGATGCCGATCCGATGAGCCCTGGCGCGTGGGAATACTCGAACCCGGCGCTGGGCCACACCCTTGACATACGCACCATTGAGCTGGAATCCAAGAGCCCGAACAGGGCTGGCTTTCTGCGTTCTAGCGTCAACTTGTGGGTGCAATCCGAGTTGTCGTGGCTTGCGCCTGGGCGTTGGGAATCGTGCCGCACCGATTTGCCTCCGTTGCCGGGCGGTTTGCTGGCCGTGGAAGTGGCCGTGGAGGACGGACGCTACGTGGCGGTTCGAGCCAACGTGAACAGTGCTGGAATCCTGACTGCGACTGTTGCGTTTATGTGCGAAACCATCAATCAAGTGTGGGACAACATCAGACAACAGGTGGCAACCAATCCGAACCTGCAGGTGGCGATCACTCCGACGCTTGACACCAACTGCCCGACCGATTTGCAACGTCGCCGCGTCATTGTCGGCTACCAGGAAATAACCCGGTTTACGTCGCTGGTGCGGAACCTAATCAACGAAGGGCGTGTCGCGCACACCGGTGAAACGATGCTGGCCGAGCACGTCGGCCGGGCGGTAGCAGTCAAGACACCAGGGAGTATTGCGCTATCCAGCACGAAATCGGCTGGCCCCATCGAGCTTGCCCGGTGCTTGGTGTGGGCTGTGGGCATCATGGCGCGGCCCCGACCGATGGTGAACCGTCCGATGATTGCATCGTCTGCCTAGACTGAGGCAACATGGCGATTTTCTCACTCAAGAAGGCTGTACCGAACGAGGGCAAGGCCCACGTAGGCATATCTGCTGCCGCTGGCAACCCGATGGTCGGCAACTTCATGACCTACACGGCCGGATTTGACCGGTTGCAAGCCATCCAAATTCCGACCATTTCACGCGCCCGCGATCTGATCTGCGGCATGATCTCGTGCTTGCCAATCCGTCAATACGCCAAGCAATGGGTGAACGACGACTACGAGGACATGGATTTGCCCGACGACACGTGGTTCCACCAACCCGATCCCAACGTCACACGTTCGTTCATCATGTCGTGGACCGTCGATGACCTGATTTTTTACGGTCGCGCATTCTGGGTGGTTACCAGCCGGTTCGGCAACGGCTTTCCGGCCAGCTTTACGTGGATCCCTGCCGCCGATGTGCAGACCCGTGACCAGGCAGGCCCGATCTATTTCGGTGCATCCAAAGACATTACGTTCAACGGTTTCAAGCTCAACCCCGAGGACGTGGTGCAGTTCATCAGCCCGATTCAGGGCTTGCTGAGCATGGGCTCGAGGGCCATTCGCACGAACATCAATCTGGACACCAGCGCCGAGCGTTTCGCCCGTAACCAGACACCTGCTGGTGTGCTGAAGCAGACCGAGGGCGAGCCGTTGAGCGCCGAGGAATTGGCCGAACTGGCAGCCGGCTTCGCGCGCGCCCGCGAAGGCAACGCCATTGCCGCACTCAACCAGTACGTCGATTGGAAGGAGTCCTACATGGATCCCTCCAAGCTGCAGTTGACCGAGGCACGGACCTACCAGGCGCTGGAAATGGCCCGCGTTGCCAATATCCCGCCCTACCTGGTCGGAGCTCCGACCGGTGGCGGCATGACCTACGCCAATGCCCTGCAGGCCCGACAGGACCTGTACCTATTCGGTGCCAAACCGTTCATTGAATGCATCGAGCAAACTTTGTCAATGAACAGCGTTACCCCACGCGGCAGGTACATCTACCTGGACGTGGATTACTACTTGGAGGAAGCAAATGAAGGCCCCGCCCAGGACAACGCTGCACCTGGCCGGGCACTACCAGAGGACGAATCCGAGAGTGAGGAATCATGATCAAGCTCAGCGCATCCGACACATTCATCGTTGCCGAGGAAGGCGAAACGCCCCGCACGATTTCAGGTGTGGCCGTGCCCTGGGGTGCGGTTGCCACGGTTTCGGATGGCACCCGCGTCCGGTTCGAGCGCGGCAGTCTGCCGGTCAACGGCAAGAAGCCCAAGCTGTTGAAATATCACGACGACACGCAGCCGGTCGGCATCGTGACCAGCCGCCTGGACACCGAAAAGGGCATGATGTTCACGGCCCGAATCAGCGCCACATCCGAGGGCAACGACATGATTGAGCTCATCAAGGACCAGGCCATTGATGCCGTGTCCGTAGGTGTCAACCCGATTGATTTCAGCTACGACGATCAGGGCGTGATGGTAATTTCGCGCGGGGATTGGGTAGAGTTGTCGCTAGTCACGGCACCTGCGTTCAAGGGTGCTACGATTACAGAGGTTGCAGCGACCGAACACAAGCCAGAGGAAACGGAGCTACAACCAATGACCGACAAGATCGAGACCGCCGCAGCTGTCGCTGAGGTTCCCGCCGCTGCTCCTGCTGCGCCGGTGTTTGCCCAGGCCCGCAAGGAATTCAAGTTGCCGAGCGTTGGCGAGTACGTCAGCAAGCTCATCCGCGGCGGTGCCGAGGCTCAGCAGTTCCTTGCCAACATCAAGGCCGCTGCCCCGGACGTCATCACGACCGACACGCCTGGCATCTTGCCGGAGCCGATCGTCGGACCGGTGTACGACAACTTCCGTGGCTTGCGCCCGGTCGTTGATGCAATCGGCGTCCGTGGAATGCCCGGTGGCGGCAAGGTGTTCCGCCGCCCGAAGGTCACGACCCACACGACGATTGGTGCCAGCAATGGCGAAAACGTCGCGCTCGACTCCGGCACGTTCGTTGTTTCCAACAACAACGTGACCAAGGGTGTTTACGGTGGCTACGTCAAGCTGTCCGAGGAGGACATGGACTGGACGGAGCCCGCAGTCTTGTCACTCCTGATCGATGACATGGCGAAGATTTACGCCAACGAGACCGACAACGTGGCGGCCGACGCACTTGTGACTGGTTCCAACCAAACGCAGAGCATCGCCGCAGCCGACATTGCCAAGCCCGAGGAATGGGTCAAGGCCATCTACCTCTGCGCCGAGGACATTCTGAAGGACAGCAACGGCAACCTGCCGACGCACCTGTTCCTCGCGCCGAATATGTGGCGCTCGATTGGTCTCCTCGTGGACTCGAGCAAGCGCCCGCTATTCCCGCAGGTCGGCCCGATGAACGCTTTCGGCACCATGTCGCCAGCGGCCACCGGTGCAACCGCGTTCGGCCTCACGGTCGTTGTTGACCGCAACTTTGCGGATGACACGGTGATTGTCGGTGACCCGTCCGGCTTCGAGATTTTCGAACAGCAGAAGGGTGCACTCCAGGTTGAAGCCACCGATGGTTCGCTGTCGCGCATCATCAAGTTCCGTGGCTATTTTGCGACTCTGATGATTGACAATCAGAAGTTCCGCAAATTCAACTGGACCTGATCCAGTAAGTTCGCCTCCTCCAAGCGACTGCGACTGTGGCCACTCACACCATCACCCATAAACAGGTCGTGGCAAACGTGGCCACAGTCCAAGTCTTGGAGCCAATCAACTTCGAGGTCGGACAGTCCATCACCCTTGCCGGTATGGGTGCACCGTTCAACGGTTCGCACATCATCACGGCGCTACCGGTGTATTACTTCACCGGGGTGTCGGAGCAGGGCGACTACGAGTACGACGAAGCAATCATCATCCCCAAGCAGGTGCAGTTTGCGTTGACCACGGCCGATGTGGAGCGCACAGCTACCACCGGCACGTTGACGTACTCGATTACGTGCACGTGGGCCGCGTTGACCGACCTGCAGGATTACCTAGGTTTCACGTTCAGCACAGCCCAGGGTGACCTGGACGTTGCCACGATGGCATTGGGCGCAGCCAACGCCTTTGCTTTTAGGCGCAGGCAGGAAGCCGGGTATTGGGATTCGCCCAGCACCGTGCCCAGCTTGGATTGCAAGCTGGCTGTCGTGCAGTACGCCGCGATTCTTTACCGTGAGCGTGGATCGGCTGAAGCGTTTGCCAGCTTCGACCCGCTGGCCACCGGTGGCCCCGTCACCGGCAACTACGGTCAGATACTGCGCCTGCTGGGTGTCGGTAAGCCGCAGGTTGCCTGATGGCCGAAAGCCTTTTCAAGAAGGGCTACGACCAGCTCGTTAGCAAGCTCTCGACATTGACCGGGCTAACGGTGTTCAATGACCCGCGCAATATCAACGTGCCTTGCGCCATCGTCGAGGCACCAGTCATCCAGGTGGTGACCAACGTGGTTGCCGACATGGAGTTCCGTGTGGTCATCGTCGGGCAGGGCGTGGGCGACAACCGGACGCTCGATCAGCTGCTGGATTTGGCCGACCTGGTGCGTACCGCGCAAATCGGTTTGACCGATGCCAGGCCGACGACCGTTGACTACGGCGGCGCAACGTATCCCGCCTACGAGCTCACCATACGCACCAAAGTAAGCCCATAGACCTACTAGAATGCCCACAGGCTTGCAGCGAGCCTCCATCGACAGGAGAACCGCTACATGGCCGTTGCAACCACATACCTCGCCAGCCCGACGTTTCAGATTGGTGCCTCGTTGGCAACCGTCAAGGATTTGACGGACCAGTGCAAGTCGGTGGTCATCACCAAGACTCGCGAGTCGCTCGATATGTCAAGCTTTGGTGACACTGGCCGCCAGTTCACAGGTGGCCTCACCAACGTGACCGTCACCGCCACATTGCTGATGGAATACAGCACCACCCCCGGCACGTACATCGATCTCACCGGCCTGGTCGGTGCACGTTGCTACGTGGCCTGCAAACCGCAGAACGGTGTTGCAATCAGCGGCACCAACCCCGAATTCCAGATCAGCGGCGCATACCTTGAATCGGTGGACGTGCTCAACGCCACCCTTGGCGAGCTCAGCGAAATTGAAATCACTCTGACCGGTGGAAGCCTCGTCGAAGATATCGTGCCGTGAAATTGACCATTTCGGTGTCGTTCAAGACACCAGCCGGACAGCAGGTTGAGGAAACGGTCACCACATCGATTGCGACTGCGGCCGCGTGGGAACGCAAGTTCAAGCGCCGCGCATCCGACCTGCAAGGCGGCATCGGCATTGACGACCTGATGTATATGGCGTGGCACGCACTGCAGGCGCAGAAACGTGAGGGCCGGGATTACGACACTTGGTTGCAGTCGGTTGACGACTTCAGCGTGGTTGAGGTCGCGCAACCAAACCCTACGGCACCGGCAGCATCCGCAGACAGTTAGCGGAGCTGCTGTTGGCTACCGGCTACTGGCCCGCCAACGTCGAGTTCGACTTGGACGATTTGGCGACGTTGCAATTGCTGGCAAAGAAACAGAGGGACAAGCGTGGCCGCTAACACAACCGTGACCGTCGTTGGTGTGAAGGAAACGTTGCGCGAATTGCAGCGCATGGAACCTGAATTGGCGAAGGAAATCAAACGCGACTTCAAGCAGATCGTAGATCCGATTGTGAAGGATGCTCGAGCGCAGGTGTCGGAATTGCCGCTGTCTGGTTTTGCACGTAATTGGAAAGCGGGCGCACTCCTGCCGTGGAACCGTAACGCTGTCAGCAAATCCATTATCGCCCGGTTCAGTAATCGCAGGCGCGGCAACAGCCTTGCCGTATTCAGTGTCACGATGAAAAGCCCCGCGGGCACAATCTTTGACATGGCAGGCCGCGGTAACGCCAACCGATTGGCATCGGCCTTGTCGTCGCTGTACGGAGCACCGTCGCGCCTCATGTGGCCGAGCTACGAACGCCACGCCGAACAGGTCAACCAGAACCTGCAGATTGTGACTGACAAAATCACCGATGCGACGAACCGTAGGCTGGTGCGCTAATGGCCGTAACAATCCCAATCATTTCCGAATTCGATGGCAAAGGCATCAGCAAGGCCATTGCCGAGTTCAAGCAGCTTGAGGGCGCTGGCGCTAAAGCCAAGTTCGCCCTGCAGAAGGCCGCCATTCCGGCCGCTGCCGCACTGGCCGGTGTTGCCGTAGCAATCGGGGATGCGACCAAAGCCGCCATACAGGATGCCAAAGCCCAACAGTTGTTGGCCAAAGCCATCGAAAAAAACACGTTAGAAGGCAAAGCAAACGTCAAAGTTGCCGAACAATACATTGAAAAAACCATGATGTCGGCAGCTGTTGCCGATGACGAACTACGCCCGGCCTTGTCCACTTTGGTGCAAACCACCGGCGACCTGACCTACAGCCAAAAACTCTTGAACATGGCTTTGGACATTTCAGCGGCGACCGGCACCGATCTTGGAGCTGCTACCGACGCATTGGCCAAGGCATATACAGGCAACACAAAAGCCTTGGGCAACATGGTTCCTGCAGTGCGCGGTTTGATTACCGATGGTGCATCCCTGGACGAAATTATGCAGGCATTGAGCGCCACCGTGGGCGGGGCCGCGACGGTAGCTGCCGAATCAGCCGAAGGCCGCATGAAACGATTGTCGTTGACCATCGGGGAAACCAAAGAAGCGATTGGTGCCGCATTCCTGCCAATCCTCGAGCAACTGTTGCCGAAACTACAAAAGTTGGCGGAATGGGTCCAACAAAACAGTGATTTGGTCGTGAAATTGTTGATTGCGTTTGGTTCGCTGGCAACGGCCGTATTGGTTGCCAATACCG